AAAAACTGCAAAGAACAAAAAAAAGAATATGAAAAAACCAATGAAGAAAAATAACAAAAAAGCTAAGTAGCTTGATAGGAGTGCCCCATGGCAAAAAGATCAGAAGTTAGAAAAAGAACCCCAAAGGGTTTAACAGATAAGCAAAAGAAAATGCTAAGAGCTGTCATAGGTGGTGCTATACCTCCTGTAGGTGCTGTTATGCTTATTCAAAATCTTATTAAAAAGAGAGATGATAGACCAGGAAAAGGGCCTGGGTCTGGACCTAAAAAGAAAAGAAAACTAGGACCAGACATAAGAGCTAGAAAATCAGCTATGTCCACTGCACAAAAACAAGCAGGAGGCAAAGGTATCTCTGCAGGTAAAGCTGCTATAAGAGAAGCTGGTAGAGGTAAAGTTGGACCTAAAAGAAATGTTCTTAAAGATAAAAAAGGTAAAGTTGTTAGAGACAAAAAAGGTAAGGCTATCAAAACTGGTAGAGAAACTGCTGCATTCAAAAAAAGAATGGAAGAAAGAAAAAGATCTGGCGGCAAATAGATATGACCTCTTTTGCTGAACTAGCAGAACTACTCAATAAAAAATCTAAGGAGCAAGCCCATGCGACTAGATCTAAAACTACCCGAAAAACAAAAAGAGTCAAAAAAGAAAATAGAGCTAATGTGTAAACATTGTAATCATAGTTGTCACTGCAGTAACGGAGGACAATGTTCCGTATGTGCATGTGCAAACTGTGAGCATAACGCATTAGATGATTTTTATAATAGGTTAAACAATGGCGAAAAAGAAATCAAAAAGTAAAAAAGGAAAAGCTGTACCTACTAACCCTGCACTCTATGCAAGAGTAAGGCAGAGGCGAAGCGTAAGTTTAAAGTATACCCATCTGCTTATGCTAATGGCTGGTTAGTCAGAACGTATAAAAAAAGAGGTGGCGGATATAGGAGTTCGTAATGGCCAAACCACAAGGAGGATTAACAGCCTGGTTTGGTAAAGGACCCAAAGGAGATTGGGTTGACATAGGAGCACCAAAGAAAAAAGGTAAGTTTCAAGCTTGTGGTCGTAAGTCTGCAAAAAGTTCAAAAAGAAAATATCCTAAATGCGTACCAAGATCTAAAGCAAAATCTATGACAGCATCTCAGATTAAAAGTGCTGTATCTAGAAAAAGATCTAAAGCACAAGGTGTAGGAGGTAAACCTACAAATGTTAAAACAATTGTAAAAAGAAAAACAAGTGGTAGCAAAAGTCGCAACAATAAGAGAAAAAATAAAAAAGGGTAAAAAGCTAGGGTTCTCTGAAAGAGCCAGAGCAGTTAATAAAGGACTACTACCAAGTAAGGCAAAGAATGGCAAAAGATCCAAAAGTAGGAACAGGTAAAAAACCAAAAGGGTCTGGCCGTAGATTATATACGGATGAGAATCCAAAAGATACAGTAAGCATAAAGTTTGCTACCCCAGCTGATGCAAGAGCAACAGTTGCTAAAGTAAAAAGAATAAATAAACCATACGCCCGTAAAGTACAAATCTTAACTGTTGGTGAGCAACGTGCTAAGGTGATGGGCAAAACAAAAGTAGTAAATATTTTTAAACAAGGTAAACTATCATTAAAAAGGAAACACAATGCCAAGAAACAAACCAAACGGTAAAAAAAGATTGACAGATAAACAAATGAAGATTGCTCGTGTTGCCGAGCCTAGAAATAGAATTACAGCTGCAGATTTTACTAAGTTAAGAAAAAATAAAAATAGATCAGTTGTATAATAACTATGGCAGCAAAGCGAAAGAAAACTCCTGCCTGGCAAAGGAAAGAAGGTAAAGATCCAAAAGGTGGATTGAATAAAAAAGGAGTTGCATCTTATCGCAGAGCTAATCCAGGTAGTAAATTACAAATGGCAGTTACTACTAAACCAAGTAAATTAAAAAAAGGATCTAAGGCTGCTAAAAGACGTAAGTCATTTTGTAAACGAATGGAAGGCATGAAGAAAAAATTAACTTCTAAAAAAACTGCAAGAGATCCTAATTCAAGAATTAATAAAGCATTAAGAAAATGGAACTGTTAAAGGAGAAAACTATGGAAAAAATAAATAAAATTGTAGAATGGGTAAAAAACTACGATAGTTGGGCAAAGAAAGATTACATCAAAGCTGGTGTAATTGTTGTTGCTGTAATTGTAGTTATAGCTAGTATAATTAGTTAGGATAGTAAAATGGTAATAGCTATTGCAAAAAAAGTAAAAGATAAAGTAAAGAAAAAAAATAAAAAATCTGTTACATCAATAAAAACTAAAGATGGCTTTCCAATTGCAGGAACAGGTAAACCTCGTTCATTTAAACCATTTAAAAATTTTAAAAAGTTTTTTGGCTTTACTGATAGTAGATAGTTTAAATGCTATTAGATAAAAAAGATAACAAAGAACTAACAGATAAACAAAGAACATTCCTATCTGTTTTATTTTCAGAAGCAGATGGAGATCCTAGAAAAGCTGCAGAGCTTGCAGGATATGCCCCAACATCATACCCAAGAGTTGTACAAGGATTAAAAGATGAAATTATTGAAAGGGCTGAATCAGTTTTGGCAGCACACTCTCCACAAGCTGCACTTGGTATTAGTCGTGCTCTTACTGACGATGGATCTATTCCTGGTGCTAATATTAGAATGGAAGCTGCGAAGCAAATATTGGATCGAGTCGGTTTGGTTAAAAAAGAAAAAATAGATGTTAATGCAAAAGTTGCTCATGGTATATTTGTGTTACCCGCAAAAGAGGCATGAGTCTAGGATTAAAAAAAAGAGTTTCACGAACTATCCCTTTTGGTTATAAAGTTAACGAAGAGGATGATAAATTATTAGAGCCAATCCAAGAGGAACTTGAAGCTATAGAACAAGCAAAACAATATATTAAAAGTTGTTCCTATCGAGAAGTTGCTGGTTGGATGCAAAGAAAGACAGGCAGATATATATCTGCTCCAGGTTTAATGAAAGTGTAGAAACGAAGTGAATGATGTCGAACCACCTAAACCTAAAAAGAAAAAAGTAGCCAAAGCAAAAAAATCAGCTAAGGCTAGTATTAGTGATATAGCTAAACAAGTAAAAAAAGCAAAAGATAATTATCACAATGCACAAAAAAAATTAAAAAATAAAAAAGAAGCTCTAAAAAAAGCAGACAATATATTAGAAAATAAACAAAATATATTTGTTGAAGAAGAGTTTGATGATGTTCCACCAAACGTAAAAGAAGCTGTAAAAGAACAAGAGATAATATTTGAACCTAATGAAGGTCCACAAACACAGTTTCTAGCAGCATCAGAACGAGAAGTATTTTATGGTGGAGCAAGAGGTGGAGGTAAATCATATGCAATGCTTATTGATCCACTACGATATTGTGATAAACAAAAACATAGAGGTTTATTACTAAGACGTTCAATGCCTGAGTTGAGAGATTTAATTAATCATTCTCAACAATTATATCCAAAAGCTTTTCCTGGTGCTAAATGGAGAGAGCAAGAAAAAGAATGGCGATTCCCTTCTGGTGCTAAAATAGAATTTGGATATGCAGAAAATACAACAGATGCTCTTAGATATCAAGGACAGTCTTATACTTGGATAGGAATAGATGAGTTACCACAATATCCAACACCTGATATTTATAACTTTCTAAGGTCATCTCTTAGATCAGTAGATCCAGAGATACCAGTATTTATGAGAGCAACAGGTAACCCAGGCAACGTAGGATCCACTTGGGTAAAAGAAATGTTTGTAGACCCAGCAGTTCCTAATACAAAGTTTGATGTAGAAATACAAACGCCAGTTGGTGTAAAAAAAATAACAAGAAGATTTATACCAGCTAAGTTACAAGATAATCCATATCTAATGCAGACAGAGGATTATTATATTATGCTAGCCTCTTTGCCTGAAGTGCAAAGAAAACAGTTCTTAGATGGAGACTGGGGTGCCTATGAAGATGCAGCATTTCCAGAATTTAATTTAACAACACATGTTGTAGAGCCATTTGAGATACCTAGAAACTGGCATAGATTTAGATCTTGTGACTGGGGATATTCTTCACCAGCTTGTGTACTTTGGTTTGCCATAGACTTTGATAATAATCTTTGGATATACAGAGAACTATATACAAAAAAAGTTACAGCAGATTTATTTGCACAACAAGTTTTAGATTTAGAACATAAAGAATATATTCGCTATGGAGTCTTAGACTCAAGCACTTGGGCAAGAAGAGGTGATGTCGGTCCAAGTATTGCAGAAACAATGATTACTGCAGGATGTAGATGGAGACCATCTGATAGATCACCAAGAAGTCGTATCAACGGTAAACTGGAAATACACAAACGACTATCTGTTAGAGAAAAAGATAATGAAAAAAAACCATCATTATTTATTTTTAACAACTGTGTAAATTTAATACGAACACTACCACTTTTACCATGTGATAAAAACAATCCAGAAGATGTTGATACGCACGCAGAGGATCATGCATATGATGCTTTACGATATGGATGTATGTCTCGCCCCATTAATCCACACGGAATAGGAATAGATGGCTTTGGAAAAGTTCAGTCATTTCAACCAGCAGATAGGATATTTGGATATTAATGGATATAGATGGAAAAAAATTAAGAGTTGGATTTCAAGATCTAACAATTGAAATAAAAGATGCAGATTTTAGAACAGACAATCTTACAGATTGCTATGGTCATTATCTGCAAAGAGAAAATAAAATACAAATAAATACAAATTTAGAAACACATGATTTGTTAAACACAGTTATTCACGAATGTTTACATGCATGTGCATACGTTGGTGGGCTTACAACTAAATCTAATCCATTAGCAGATGAAGATAAAGAAGAAGTTGTTACTAATACATTAGCTAACCAATTACATATTGTCTTACGAGATAATCCATGGCTCTTAAAATTTATACAAGAGTCACTATCAAAAACTAAAAATAAGGAGAAATAACATGGACATCATGAAAAAATATAAACAAGGTGATTTAGATGAAGTACCTAGTGCAAAAACTGGTAATGATCCTATGAACCTTCCTGCTGATGAAGTAGGTGGAGAAAATGTTGATGCACCAAAAGTTAAAACTAACATGGTGGATGGCAAGATTTTTTCAATGGCTGATGAAAGAGATTACTAATATTTATCATGGCTGATGAAACACCAAGAGANGATTTANTTGTAGCTGTTGGAGAAGCTAACGAAAAAGAAAAAGATTCGACAACTGACTACTATGGATTAGAAGGTTTAATAAAAGAAAGATTTGTTAAGTCTGAAGATGCTAGGTTATTTGATGAAAGTCGTTGGTTAAGATCATACAGAAACTATAGAGGTATCT